GAGTGGAGCAAGAGCCAGAAGTCGCAGTGCTGAGGTTGAAAGTGAAACTGGACCTTTTCACTACAAAGTAGACACGTTGTACTGGAAAGATAAACCGTTTCATTATGGTCAAAAGCATATACCTTTCATGGAATTCCATCCTGACCCAGAACATCCTGGACATTTTTTGGAAGGAATGGGAGACTTTCGCGAGGATATCTCTCGTCATGAAATTATTCTTGAAAAAAAGAAACCCAAAAAATTAGAAGATTCCGTTGCGTTAGAGCTAAAATCGCGCGCTGTTGAAACTGCACGAAGAGAGCTTGGTGGAAAAAAGGCTAACAAGGCAAAGGAATTAGAAGTGTACAAAGTATTGCTTTCAGACGCACTCGCCTCTATGCCTGAGCCTGAAGCCAATTCCGATGATGAAGGAACCTTGTCTCGTGATATTCGAGAACAAATTGAGACCTTAAATCGTATTCATCAAACAATCTCGCATGAATTTTTACAATTCTGGAATCGAAAACTCGTCGTGGGTGTAAAAGAAGAAAAAAATAAAGGAAATTCATTTACAGGGTTCCCTGCGATTCTGAAGTCTGCGCAGGGAGGCAAGCGGAGAACACGCAAAGTCCGTCGCTAGTTTCGCACAAAGACCAGGAGTTTGTCATTGTTCCATCCTGGAGAATACCGCAGCTCATGGTCGCATACAATGAACGTGTGGAAACTGACTAACTCTTGAATAAGAGGGAAGACATCCTCATAAGGCTTTGTAGTGCGTTCGCGGAAAATATCTTCAATAATTAACAAACCACCTTGCTTCAAGAAAGGCAATGCGGTCTTAATGACTTCGCATTGGTCAGCAGGGTCATGGGACGCATCATCTAGAATGACATCAAACAACTCACCGTCTTGCGTTGCTTGTTGTAGCTTTCCATGAATACTTTCCGATTTACTAGCGTCCATGACGTCAAGAATAACATTTGGTAAACCCATAGACGCAATAAACTCTAGATTGGGGATATCTCTATCATAGCCAAAAATTCTGGCATTAGGATTGGTAAAAAAGCTTCTCCACGCACGAACAGAGGCTCCACGGAAGACACCAATCTCCGCAAATTTAATGGGTTTGTTCTTCAGGGGCTCAAAAAACAGCGAGTAGGGAACGCTGTAGGGATGACGATGGCCGTGAAGATTATAAGGACACTTATCAGTGCCAGAATCAGCACAGAGGCGACACAGAGTGCTGCGGCAATGACTGCTGTCAATCGTTATGGAATTCATCTGAAAACATACAGAAGCTCTTGTTTAGATGAACAGTTTTCTAAAAATTGAATGAGAGGTTGAGGAGAGGAATGGTATACCCATGGTGCTCACTCTACATGAACTTCACATGAAACTGATTCCTTTGATAGGAAAGCCGTTTCATTGTCCTATCACACGAAATAAGGGAGCTACAGGTCTTCTTTTGGAGACCATTACTGGCATTCCCCATACATCAAACTGCCTCGATTGTAGTGATGGAGAACTCAAGACATTCCCTCTCAAGAAAGTGAAAAATGGTAGTCTTGTTCCAAAAGAAACACTCGCAGTCACCATGGTGTGTCCTGAAGAGTTGAAAGAGAAGTGCTTTGCTGACTCCCGTTGCTGTAAGAAGATGAACCGCATGCTCGTTGTTCCATATCTGCGCGAGGAGAACAATATTGTTTATCTCAAACCAACACTCTTAGAAAAGGACAAACTTCCAGAACTTTATAAGCTTTTAGAGGAAGACTATCTCCAAATTCAAACACACTACACTTCCTCAGGGCTCCTCAAATCAAGTATAGGAAAGTATCTTCAAACGCGAACAAAAGGTGCGGGACACGGAACCACAAGCCGCGCATTTTATCTTCGCACAACATTCCTTAAAGAGCATGTTTCTCTTCCTTCATCTTAACAATTTTCTTAACAACATCTATATATTCTTCTGAATTGACAACACAATCATCCTCCACACAGCCTGGATAGTTTTCCTTCTCTGGATATTGTGTATGGGTGAAGCGATAATAGTGTATCTGAGATTTGACACAAATATCTTCATAATGAGGTCTATGTTTTTCTTCTCCTCCTACAATGGCAGCTTCTAAGAGATAGGTTCCTGGGTGGCAAAAAATCAACCAGGCCATTCCTGCGCCATGAAGCCCTGTAATAATTTCTGAGCTGCGGAAGAGGCGAATTTGGTCTTCAAAGGTTAGGGTGTCCATTGTATAAACACTGAATCCAGCCTCTTTGAGAGGACCAAATAATTCTTCTTCATTTAATAAGCGACGTGCCTTGATATCTCGCTTGTTGCGTGAGATATAGGTATATTTTCCTTTAATTTGCGAGACGTTCTCCCAAATCGGTTTATACAAGTCTCGCACATACTCATACATCCAAGGTTCTCCAATGGTATAGGTATACCAGATACATCCTGGCATTTCAAAATACTCATAGTCTGGCTTCTTTTCTGTTTCTCGTTTGAATCGTGGTGGCAGTAAAGACAGCGCTTTTTCAGACAAGTAGTTGTTCTTTTTGTTTGGATAATAATAGACAATGTCGTCTGTTCCATTGTCAAAAAAATAGAAACGAGAAATCATATAATAAAATAAATGATACGCGTTGGCTTCAATCGCATCTCCTAACTCGATTCGTTTAGGCAAAGTAGGTGATGTATAAAGAATCTTATGAAGGGCAAACTTATACTTTGTTGTTGACGCGTGATACTCAAATTGTTCAGGGGATAACTCATGTTTTGTAATTTCCTCACGTATAAAGGGCCATAACTCACTCATTTGAGTAAATTCTTATTCTTAATTTTAGGCTTCTTTCGTAATGAGGAGTTCATTTGTTTGAGCGGAGGGGTCGTCTCTATGAATGGCACGACGGGCAATCACTGTGTAAAGAGTAAAGGGAGGAGATGGGAAAGCTTGTCTTACAAGAGGAACATCCGAATTGCTCATGACAACAACAATATTCTTAGAACTTAATTCCTTTGTTAGACGAAAGAGGGTTTCGTGATTCTCTTTTGTAAATCCAGCTCCCTGATATGCGGTGAAGGATGTGGCATTCTCAGGAGCGTAGGGTGGGTCCAAATAGACAAAATCACCCTGAATCGCTTTTGCAAGTGAGTGTTCAAATCCTTGGCATGTAAAGATGACTCTTTGAATCAAGTGGGAGATAGCGAGTAAATTGTCTTCTTCAAAGAAGATAGGTGTCTTTTTGTAATGACCAAAGGGAACATTGAATTTACGTTGTTTGTTCTCGCGATAGACCCCTTTGAACCCCGTTTTATTTAAGAAGACAAACATAGCAGCGGCATCCAGGCTTGTGATATCAGAAAGAGAATTAAACTGAGTCCGAATCCAATAATAATAGGATTCTTGAGAGGTCTTGGCTTCTTCCAGAGTTGTAGGGGTTTTAGTCCCTGAAAGGTCTGAGATACTTCCATAGTCCGTTTGATACGTGCGAAGCCGTTGAATCAGAGCGGTTGGATTGCTTTGAATATGTTTATAGAGTGAAATCAAACGGGGGTTCGCGTCACTTGCGTAGACTGTTCCCGAAAGAGTTCGGGTTCCCTGTTGAACCTCTGTAAGAAATCCAATCAAGACACTCCCTCCACCAAGAAACGGCTCATGATAATTTGTTAGATGAGGTGGAAAGAGAGCAAGGACATTATCAAGAAGTTGTGTTTTTCCTCCCACCCATTTCAAGAAAGGTTTGGCCATAGTTGCTAGTGAAGGAAAAGGATTTCCCTTCAAATTTAAACACTAAATAGAATGCCCAAACCTGCCACCAGTAATACCAATACAAACTCCAATGCTTCCGCTGTCACCTTCAAGCAACAGGGGAAGCAAGTCTATGCGAATGCTCTTTTATACAACAAATCGCTTACAGAACCCTGTGTCAATCGAGTTGTGGCTGGAAATTCGCCCAACACATCCTATTCGGGGGCATCGTATATAGACCAACGTGTAGGAGCAGTCGCAACTCCATGTGAAGAAAAAGCATTGATTCTCGCAAGTGATAAATGCTCAGAAAGCAAAGAGTAATCCTGCTCTTCCACCATAGATACGGAGGATATTGTAAGTTTCTGCGTAGCAATAGACAATATACCGTGGAACGTTGTTTGGATCGATAGAGCCTAGATTTGGTTTAAATTGAAGACGAAGTTCCACTTTTTCGACTTTGTCTAAATTGGCTTCTCCAGTTGGAACGGAGGTTGGCGTAATGCCATGGTCCATTCCAAAGGGTAAGTTATAATAATATCCGTTGACCCAAGGAGATTTTTTCTGAACAATGGAAGGAATCAAGCTCCGAAAGATTTGAGGAGCCATATTGCTGTAGCGATACAGCTTGTTTTCATAGACGAGGCTAACCATTTCTAACGGCTCGGATTGACGGGTGGAAAACGCAGGAACTAAGCTGCCCAAATTCACAGCATTCAGACCACTCGCATCAGGCCACCACGGAGCATTTCGAACCGCATAACCACTGAGGTCACGGGACGACAAGAAAGGCGCGTTATACGCTGGAGCTTCATATCGTTGTGCGTAGAAAAAGAGATCTCGGGTCGGATTGGGAACACGAAGAGGAATTGTTAACTTGGGGAGCCCATTCGTATCAGTGGGCTCAAAGAGATAATGTTGAGGAATGGGATACTGAATATCAGAAATGCGGAATTTGTTGGCTTCAGGTTTGTCCAAATAGACATATTCTGCTAACACATAGGTATCTCCAAGTGTATAGCTATTCGCCATGCGGATAGTGGGTAGTATACTTACGTTCGTGGACACAGCTGAATTTCCTGTTAAGCCAAAGATGGGGGTTGTTCCACCGGTCTGATAGAAAGGAGAGTTCAATAAAGGAAAGTAGGCCTCTCCTCCAGCAGGATTGGCAACTCCTGATATGTCTACTTGCGCAGAACTCACATAGAGTGAGTTGAAGGGGGCGAATGTAATATTGAGACGAACTTGGTCATTGTTAATTGCGTCAATTGGAAGAGCAACACCTGGATCTCCTCTCGAAAACCAAAAAGGAAGAGGAGTGACTGCGACAGTGGGTCTCTCCGTCCAGCCAATACTTTGCGCATTAAATCCGTTTTGAAGACGTGGTAAAACAGAATTCATCAAAGTCGTCTTTTCCAACGGTGTGTTAAACTCATCCAACACTTCTAAGAGTCTGCCATTGAGTTGCTCTACACGAGCACCTCCAATATCCATGCTTGCGTTTGCGATGAGAGCATGTCCAAGACTGTTTGTCCAACCAAAGGTGGGTCCCGCAAAGGTGGTGGTTGTCGCCGCTCTCGCAAGAAGCTGAGTGCCAACAATATCCGGCATCGTCGTAATTAAATACAAACGTGTAATCAAATGACCTTGTCGGGGCAGAGTAATAGAGGCTTGTGTAGAGAAATTGGGTCGTGTATCAAAATCAAGACGAACCCAGGCTGTCGTAAACCGACCTGCTTTGACAAAGACCTTCTGAAAAAAAGAAATTTGAGGTTTTCCTTTGGTCGGTAGAAGTCGTTCGTCTTGAAGACCTGTGTGAATAATCTGGAGGAGTGAGACCACCATTCTATCGGGTATCCCGAAAGTCCTTTACATATCCAACATGTCTTGGATAAAGAGAGCATTCACAAAGTTTCTCAGCTTTTGGTGGTTCTTTACAACGGGAAGGAGAGCAAAGGATGAAATCTCGGCAGTCAGGTCATACCGACGCATCTGGATGACTTCCAAAAGGTTCTTGGGAATCCTTTGATACAAAGGAGAGCGGAGTCCTGCTTTCTTACAGAGCTTCAGGAACTGCTGAAGGTCTCTAAAATCAAAGGTGATAAGAACATAGCCTTTCTTCATTTTAATCTTCTTGGGTCTCATTTGGCAAATAAGTCTGTCCACAAGTCCAATCGGTATAGTTGTGTTGGTCACATGGAAGAATTCTTCAATGGTTTCCCTATACGCTGTTTGAAGATAGGATTCTTCACCTTCCTTATGGCCGCCGATACCATTGATTCCAGGCTTCTTTTTATGAGGCTGATAGCCTCCGAGGACATGTTTACCATCGGTAAAGACACATCCAGCTCCCATATGATCAGGATAATTGGGGACTGCGACAGCAGGGGTCAGAGGAGGTATCCTCATGAACCAGCGTAGCAAGAAAGACATTCTAATAGTTTGCGTTGGAATGAATCCTTTGTATGTTCAATTTTACTTTAATCATTAAACATGCGATTACAAATACCATTCTGGAAGCGTAACCAATTAAGGCCTACACAGAAGACTTTCACATCCCACGCAGCAGCAGTTCCATCAGGATTCTGCGGAGCTCGCACGTCTAAGGTCAATCGCAGATTCTGAAGACGAGATGCGTTGACAGTCCCCGTGGGTTGGTGAATATCTCCAGGCCATTTTGCAAAGGGATACCCATACAAGTATTGATTGTAAGCAATAATGCCCCCACGATGGTGTCTCGCAATCACTTGTCGGAAAAACTGTTCTTCTGCTTCTACAACTGTAATTCCATTGGCTTGTACAATTCCATAGGTCATCATACTTTGTCTGGGATTGTATGTCTCATTGTAGTCTTTATTCAAGACACTCGACCAATTTGTCCATTCGTTGTTATTGAGAACATCTTTGCGTCGGATGAACCACAGGATTTCTTCAAGGGGGTGATTGGCTTCCAAGGGAAGTTGAATCCGAATCAGATTGTCTTGGTTTTGTTTTGCGATAACATACTTGAGAGGTTCTTCAAAGTAAAAGGTTTGAATATGTCTGTGCATAATTTCAAAGGGTTCGCGTATCATCTTTGTCCGCACGGATCCATCTAACATCGCTCCCCATGTGACTAGGCGGACATTTTGAAGCATTGGCTCCGCGTCTATCGTTTGTGTAGGCACCACTTGGGTAAAGGGAAGTGTTTTATTCAAGAGGTTAATAGTTGTATTGATAGGTGTGGCATCACACGAATCGCGATACCCTCTTGCTTGTCTGAGCACTTCTGTAAAAGGTCTGAGTGTAATGTGAATGCGCACAGTTCCTTCTTTACAGGCGACTAAGGGAAGACCCTCCTTCATGCGTGTGCGTTGAAAGAACAAAGGAAGAATACATTGGAGAAATCCAGTTTCTGTGGGGAACACACGATATTGGGGCCAGGTGAGAATTTGTTGGAGATTCGCAACTCCTAAATGGTCAGCACCTGGACCCACTTGCGTATTTAAGTCAGGATACAAGACACTAAACGCAGTGGACAAATCGCCATCTACCATTTCAATGGTGGTTCCATCAATTTCTAACTCTACCTTCTGGAGCAAGATTTGTCCCATGGCATTGGCATAATACCACGCTTCATTGGGCGTCTCATATTGATATTTCTGACTTTGAAGATTTAAGACAGTGGTTAAATCAAACCAACTTGACAATTGAAGTTGAAGACCCCCTCCTAATAACAAATCCCCACAGGTCTGGGAATTAATATCAAAACTAAATCGTTGTCCAAATCCCGCAGGACCTCTGTATTGAATATCTTGAAGGACAGGGACAAAGGGTGTAAAGCGGCGTTCGGAGTTCCGTGTGAACCAACTTACATTGGATTTGAGAGGAAAATATGAATTGTCTTGTGCGTCTCTATCTGTTAAATCCAGAAGTGTTGTGATATCTCCTGCGGGTCTTTGAAAGGAGCTTGCCATCTATTTAGGAGTAGCTAATGTCTTAGTATAAAATTTGTTTAGAAGGGTCACTACGATTTACGGATAGAAAATCTTTGAACTAAGTAAATGGAACCCACATGTGAGACAAAACTCCAAGCAATTGAATCAAGACATGAAGCTTTTTTACAAGAGTTTCAAGCATTGAATGAAGAATTATTTAGCATCTTTGATGAGGTTACAGCAAGAACAAAAAATACGTATCGCAACAATTCTATCGTAAAAGATGTAAACAACCGATTGTTAGAGTTGGAGAGAAAAAGAATTGAGCTCATCAATACATACCATGATGAATATGCTACGTATGAAGCAATTAAAGCAGCAGAAACAACTCATGATTATATTATTACGGATTTGAGGAAGTATTCAGGAAAGAAAGTAGCCCCTCGTGTTGAAACGTCTGTGGCCAATTGGAATGGCCGCCCACGCAGCCAATCGTTTCCAGGTGCATTCAAGAATCTCTTTACACGAAAACGCAAAGGTGGAAAACGCAACAAACAAACAAGAAAGCTCTAATTCCCAAACCATAAGGTTGCTCTGTAGTTTTCAGTCACCATACACGCCCAGCTCTCCACAATACTGTGAAGAACTGAGTTTTTGCTTCCTACAACAATGTCATTTAAATCAATGTAGAGTGTGGGTCTATCTGCGGTTGTAAAGTTTACAGAGCCTTCAGGTTGTCTGGCAAAGGGTTGTCGTCTGCTTCGAACATCACCCACTGTCCAATTCATAATGGCGAAGGGGAGACCTGAATCTCGCTCTTCTTTGGCTAAAGCAACAAGGTAGCGCCAGACAAGAGGCTGGAACAGTGTTTCTCTATCCTTTCCAGCAATCACTAACTTCAAATTGTTATAGAATTCACCGCCTGAAATATCATTGTTAATATTCCATAACTGGTTGGCTTGAATGGCTGTCTTTGATCTAAAAAAATTAATGATGCGAGCCGCAGGATGGGTTCCTTCTAAGCGCCTGGTAATCGCTGCCACAGCCCCTCGTTCAATGGGAGCATAATCATATTGATTTTGGGTAAAGATATTTTCGTAGACGCGCTCAAATGGAATTTCGTTTCTCACGTTTTGAACACCGAGACGTGTTTCCGCATCTGTATAAATATGTCTTGTCTCAAGTAAAATTGAGGGTTGCTGAATCTCTTGGATGGGCAACGTAGAAAATGTACTCACGGGTCCAGAAGCGCTTGATTTCAGCAACCAACCCGAGGCACCCCATGGCGTTGGTTTCGCCCTTCCATCTGAAGCCTCAACCAGGTCTTCTAGCTTTCGCAAAAAGCAACGAATCCGGTATTGTTGTTGGGGTATACAGCAAGAAGGAAATCCCCCGTCATCAAGACTTTGACATCCAAATAACGGTAAGGGGAGGCGAAGTCGTCCAGGTGTCGCATTCCGCCCAAGTAAAAGTGGAGACCCCGAATGAAGACCTACCAGACGATTATCTAGAAATGCTGAATTCAGTGTTCCCCTACTCCGAGATGTTGCCCAAAGTGCGTCCCCACTGAATTCCTGAAGGAGAATATTGTCTTGAAGCAATTGTATCTTTTCAAACAAGAAGAATCCAATTCCATTTGTGTAGCCATAAGAAACGCCAGACGCATCTGTAATCACGGAAGTAGGGTTTAAGGCTGCTTGAGGAGGAGGAAGCCAGGATGGTAGGTCTATTAAAAGAGTCGGCTCTACAAAGAAATCTCCAGCGATTTCCACTTGGAATTCAAAAGAGCGACCAAATCCTGGCTGATTCAAAGGAGGTAAGCGACGAAGCTCAGAAATCTGAGGGGGTGTCGGATTATAGCGATTGTCAAATAAATTTTTACTGGTTTTCTCATCGTCAATGAAATAGACATCTTTATTCCCTCTTGCGACTAACTCATAGAGAGCTCCTTCAATACTATAGGAGGTAGAGGACATTCCTTCTTCTTCCTAGAGTGTTTTTCATCCCTTAAACTTACGATTTCAAACACGACCCATTAACTCTTCTTCTGTGCTAGCTCTTTCACGCCTGATACAACAATCATACCACTTTTGCCGACACTTTTGTCTATCTCGCTTACAATCCGCACAGTTCCGTTTACAATCGCGTTGCGGCCGACAGGAGCAAGGAAAGAGAGCAGTGAGCAGAATACTGGAACCACATGTCAAAAGAGAAAGTCCTAACACAACTGCTAAGACACCGTCTGTTGTATCCCCGTA